CCCGACGATGAACCAGGCGTAGGCGACCGCGCCGTTGATGGCGGGAACCGTCAGGCCCAGCCCCTGGCCCAGGGTGATCGCCTGGGTCTTGGTGCCGGAGATCTGCGAGCTGCCACCGTTGACGGTGTAGGTCTTGGAGTCCGCGCCGGTCACGGTCACGGCCTGCTGGATGGTCTGGCCCGAGGCGGCCCCAACCACGCCGCCGGCGGCGATCCAGCCCTCGAGGGTGAGCGCGACGACCTGGATGGAGTAGGTGTCGGTCGGGAGGGTGGCGCCGGAGGTGGCGGGCGCGGTGGAGACGATGGTGCCGGGGGTGCCCAGGGCGGTCGAGGCGTTGCCGCCCAGGATGCCGAACTCCTCCTTGATCATGCAGCCCTGGAGCAGCCGCATGGTCATGGTGGACATCAGATCCTCAAAGCCCACGGCGGCGTTGATCGCCTCCTCGGTGATGTTGTCTTCCTCGCCGATCGTCCGGTAGCTGGCGGCCTTGTCGATGGCGCTGTAGTTCATGCGCCCCGACCGCTGGCCTTCAGGCAGCCAGCCCATGGAGGTGACGCCCGAGCCGGTCAGGCCGAAGATGGCCTTCCAGTTCGTGGCGCGGCCGCCGTGGCCCATGACCCGGGGGATCCGGTTGCGCAGGGGGGTGATGACCGGGTACAGGTTCTTCGAGGGAGCCTGGAGGTCGTAGTTGACGATGTTGCTGGTGGTGGTGAGGGCCTTCTGCAGAGCGTTCTCGCTCATCCCCTTGGCCACCTCAGCCTGAAGCTTCCGGAGGGTCTCCTGGATGCTCATGGTGTAGTTCTCCTTTCCACTGGTGAAGTGGGTAAAAGGGGCCGACTACCGGCCGCCCGTCTTGTGGGTGAAAGTGATGAGCGCCTTGGCCTTTTCCGGGCCGTCGGGCATCTCGTTGATCTTGCGGAGCTCGTCGTCCAGCGACTGGGTCTTCTCGATCCCGTTGAGGGTGATTTCGTCAGCCTTGTCCAGGAAGGCCAACAGGACACCACGGGCCGGTTCGGGCAGGTTGCCCAGCTTGTCGACCTCGGCCTGCAGGGTGGCGATGGTGCCGTCCCGCTTCGCCAACTCGGCCTCCAGGGTGGCGACCTTGGCGAGGGCCTCGGTCGCTTCGCCCTGGAGCTTGGTGAACTCGGCGGTGTCGGCGTTCTCGACTTTGTCAGGCCCGGCCCAGCATTTCGCCAGCTCGCCCAGGGCCGCCTTGAGGTTCTCCATGTGGTCGCAGGCGACCTGGTGCTTCTCGGCCAGGTCCTTCTGGGTGGCGGCGCTGAACTTGGCGCCGGCCTTCGCCAGTTCGAGGCCCAGTCCCGCGGCGAGCTGCAGGACCTCGGGCTCGGTCGGAGCCGGGGGCGCCGGGATGTAGGTCATCAGCTCGGCGGTCTCCTCGGCGCTCATGGCCGTGAAGGTGCTGATCAGGGAGGCGAGGCAGTTCCGGAGCTGGGCGGGGACCTTGGAGGCGTCGCCCTCCTGCTCGGCCTCGTAGACCGAATGGGTGCACATCCAGGACAGCCACTGGATCAGGCTGGCGAGGTCGGCCACGGTGCCCATGCCCTTGCGCAGCTCGCCGATGGTCTCGGCGGTCTTAAAGAACGGTTCCGGCACCGGATCCTTGAAGGCGACCTGCTCCAGCACGCCGTCGGCCTTGACCACGTCGAAGAATTTGGCCGTGGGCACGCAGGGACTGTCGACGATGGAGATCTCCGCCGGGTCCGCGGTAAAGCGCACCGCGTCCTTGTTGGCCGGGTCGGACCACTTCTTGACGTAGGAGCCGCCGATGGAGAACCCGGTGTAGCAGCCCTCCTCGACCTTCTCCCACTCGTTGTCGTCGACGATCTTGGTGCCGATGTCGATAGCCTTCTCGGCGGCGTTGAAGTCGATGCTGATGCACTTCCCGGCGGTGACCTTGCCGTGCATGGCCCGGATATTTCCCAGGCTCTTGCCGTCGGTGTCCTTGGCGAAGCCCTCGGACCACGCCTTGAAATAGGGCACGCTGGACTCAAAGTCGAAGATCTCACCGGACTTGTCGACCACTTCCTGGGTGGCCCGGCCCCACACTTCGCGCTTGGCGACATCGACCTTGGTGATTTGGGCAAAAATGCGCATTTCAGTCCTCCTTTTCGGGGATCACGGGGGCCACGTCGCAGCGGCAGTTGGGGTGCGCGGGGGGCATCTCCCCGTCAACGGAGATGGTTTTGCCGTCCAGGGCCTCGCACTCGTCGCAGGGGGCGGTGTCGGCGGCAAGCCACACGAGCTTCTCGATCCCGGCCTCGCGGTAGAGCGCCAGGTTGCCCTGGACATCGGCGAAAGCAGTTTCGGTGCGGGCGATGACTTCGGCCCTGCTGGCGCTGAAGGACCAGGAGTCGGAGATCTTCTCGGCGAGCTGGTCGTTGCTCCAGCCCTCCTGCAGGGCCTGGGTGACGATTCCCTGGAGGTCGTTCTTGGTGGCGTCCTCGAAGTCGGTGATCAGGTCTCCGGCGTGGTCGATGGCCCAGTCGATGCCCTTCTGATTGGCCAGGTTGACCATGGCGTCGTTGGCGTCCTTCGAGAGCTGCTCGGCGGCGGCCAGGACGCCCTTCTGGTAGGTGTCCAGGCCCTCGTCCTGCAGGTAGCCGCCCAGGGCGTCGAACTGCGCCTTGGTGATCAGGTTCACGATCTTCTTGGCCTGGGAGGCGTCGTCCTTGCCGATGGCGCCGTAGGCGGATACCAGGATGGGGGCGATCGTCTTGGAAAGGCCATGCAACCGCTTGGAGACGCCCAGGGCGACCCGGGTCTCCTGCTTGAGCATCTCCGGACGCTCCCGCCGGCTGAGCATGGCCTTGTGCAGCTTGGCCGCCGGGGGCTTCGCGCCGGCCTTGGGCGGCGGGGCGCCGATGCTGGGCGGCTTCTCGCCCCCAGGCTTTTCGCCTGGAGCCCCGCCACCGGGAGCCATCGGCGGCGGGGCAGGCTTACGGGCTTCCAGTTCCTCGGGAGAAAGGGGCTGCAGCCCGCGGCCGTCTCGGCATTCGTTGATGTCGCGGATCCCGTTGTGCACGTCCAGGTCGTCGATCTGAGCCTGGATCAGGGGCTGAATCGCCTTCTCCTCCTCCGGGATGATCTCAAGGTCATCGGACTTCCAGAGGTCGGCGCAGATGATCCGGGTGAGCTGCTTGGAGACGAAGTCGAGGATTGGCCGGGTGCCCTCGGACTTCGCGGCCTCCTGCTGGGTCTCGTCCTTGCCGCGGTTCTGCTCCTTGATGAGCTGGGAGGGGGAGACGCTGAAGGCGTAGCAGATCAGGCGGCTCAGGTAGTCGTCGTATTCGTCCTTGAGTGCGGCTTCCTTGAGGTTGTGGAGCTGCGATCCGTTGGGGATCACCATGGCCTTGCGGCGCTCCTCCAGGTTGCCGCTCAGCAGGTCGTTCCACCACTGGCGGAAGACCTTGAGCTGCTCCATGGTGGCGTTCGGCGGTCCTTCGAGGATGGTGTCGGGCAGGCTGCCCTTGGTGTAGTAGCTGAGCTTGTACAGCTGGCGGTTCAGGGCGATGTTGACCGTCGTGATGATCTGCTCGACCCGGCCGTAGCCGTAGATCTTGTGGGTGCGCACGTTCTGCGGCAGGTAGTAGAGCTGGCCCGGCAGGAAGTTGCCCACGATGACGCCCTTGAGGACCTGCTGGTAGACCGGGCCGTCGGTGGGCCGGCGTCCGTCCAGCCCGACCACGGGCTTGATGGTGGTCCCGTCGATCAGTTCCAGGGCGTAGGGGTCGCCCTTGCGGGTGCGGCGCGGCAGGATGGCCCAGGCGTCCGAGACGAGCAGGTCCTCCATGTTGGCCCGGAACCACTGCGGCCAGAGGTTGATGCCGTCCGGGCACTCCATGAAGGAGTTGATTTCGTCGCAGCGGCCATCGGCCTTCTTGGACTTGTCCTTGGGGCAACAGGTCCAGCGCGTCTGCACGAGCTGGTCCTTTTTGGTCTCGATGGCCATCCGCATCAGGTCGTAGCCGTCGGCCACGTTGCGCATGGTGTCGAAGGAGATCCGCTCGCCCAGGCGGGGGATGTAGCGGGTGTTGACGTTGACGTCGTAGTCAAGCTGGCGGCCTTCGGTGCCGGCGGGCGCCACTGGGACGGGCGGCGTGCCCGGGCCGAACCAGCCGTCGTAGATCTTCGTGTCCCCGCTCACCACGAGGCGCACGCCCGCAGCCAGGCGCTCGATGACGCCAGGAGCAAAGGGGACCTCGCGGGCGGCCATCAGGCGCCCTTCCTGCGGTCACAGGCAGCATCGGTAAAACAGCCGTTCAGTTCCAGCACGGTCTCCACCCGAGTCAGGCGGTTGCCGTGGGAATCCGACTTGGCGTTGAGCTTGGTGACGCCCTCCTGGAGGTCGTCCAACCGCTGGCCGAGGAGACCCTCGATGGTGCGGCGCATGGCGACGATCAACGCCACCACGGCGGTCGTCCCGGCGGAGATGGCGATGATCCAGTCGGAGGTGGTCATTTTGCGGCTCCGTCCGTGGGGGTACTGTTGTAGAGCAGGTCGGTCTTCTGCTTCTCCCCGGCGCTCCCGCCGAAGTAGTAGCCGTAGACGGTGTCGGTCTTGGCGCTGACGTAGCCGATCAGGGTGCCGATCATGCCGATCGAGGCCGGGTCCTTCAGGGCGCCGACCCGGCCGCTCAGGACGTAGTAGACCGCCCAGAGGAACCCAAAAACGATCAGTCCCGCCAGGATCCGGGGCGTCCAGGAGTCCTTGGCGTCGACCTCGCGCTTGCGGGCTCCTTCCCGATCTGTGAAGACCAGGGTCTCCTTGGCCAGGTCGTAATCCATGCCCATCTTGCGGAGCTGGGCGATGGAGTCGCTCTCGACCTTGCGCAGCTGCAGGAGCTGGTCGCCCGTGAGGGAGCCGGCGGCGACCTGCTCGGCCACCTTCTGGGCATTCTCCTGGCTCGGCTCGAGGCCGAGGATCCCACAGAGCCCAGCGACGGCAGCGCCGGCCGCAGGCGTGCCCAGGATCCCCGCGAGGGCGGGAGCGACCTGGCCGATCGTGCCTTTCCAGTCGAATGCCATGGCCGACCTCAGTTCAGGACGTGGAAGAAGATGGCGACCTCAGCCGTGGCCGCCGCGTTGAGGGTGAAGGTGCAGCTCCCGGCGCCAGGTACCGCGACCACGCTCTTGGCCGTGGTGTCCACGGTCCCGAGGTTGCAGAGCACGACGCTGTTGGCGGTGATCAGGGAGTCGGTCAGGACGACGCTGGTCCCGGCCGCCGCGATGCGGATGGAGCCGATCGAGACGTTGTAGGTCTGGGCGCCGGTGGTGCCGGCGGTGGTGATCGTCTTGTCGAGGGTGAGCATGGTCTTCGTGCCAGCGGCGTTCATACCGTAGAGTTGATGTGCCGTAGAGTCGGCGTAGACCTTGCCCCATCCTGAAGTAAGCGATGGAGCAGCGGCCTCTGCGATGTTGAACGTGCCGTTGCCAGTGAACTGGAATTTGTTCGCACCGGAATTTCCAATGGTCAGGCCCGCGCCAGTGGTGATGGCAGACCCATAGGTCAGGCCAAAGAAACCGTTGGTGGTCTCAGGCGTATTGATCTGCAACTGGGCGTTGTTTCCAGTGGTGTTGATGACGTTGTTTACCACGCCCAGGTTGTTCCGCATGGACAGTCCGCACTGCCCATTGGTGCCGCTCGCCCCAGACAGCCACAGACCACCATTCACGAAGCCACCAGACTTGACCACGCGGATCGTCAGGGTGCCAGTGGCCGTGCCTGAGCCAGTAGCAGCCGCGCTGTTGTAGGTCAGCACTGTGCCGCTGGTGTAGCCAGCGACCACGAAGGTGCCATTGATTCCGGCATCGATGGTGTCACCATCGACATAGATCAGGTCGCCAACCTGAGCATTGTGTCCAGAGGCGCAGGTGAAGGTGACTACGCCCGCCGACCAAGTGGCAGAGTTGCCGCTGTTGATGGTGGTCGCCGTCTGCAGGAAGTAGCGCGGGTTCGTTGCAAGGTCATCCACCACACTGTAGCTATTCCAGGGCGCGATTGACCCCACGTTGCCAGCCCGGTAGGTGGTCGGTACCATGGTAGAGGCGAGTCCAGTTCTGACTGCCTGGGCAGAGGTCCAGATCACACCAGGAGTACCCAGGTAGCTGTGAATTTGACCAGAAGTTTCCAGGGCTGTGATGTCGCCGTAGCCAACATCGTTGTTGCTCACAGTGACGACCGCCGTGGTCGAGCCGCCGTCCAGGGTCAGGACGTTGCCGGAAATGGCGGTCACGGTGCCGACCAGCGGCATGTAATACCCGGTCGCCATGAGAGGGCCAGCCCCAGCGATGGAGATCTGCCGCCCCACCCTGATGCCAGTGGTCGAGGCCACGGTTACGGTGGACTGTCCGGCAGTGATCGACCCGGTGGTGTGCCCCGCGATGACGTAGAGTTGGCCCCCGGTGTTGACCGTGCCAGTTAGAGGAAGCGCGTTGCCCCACTGAGCACCAACCCGAAGATCAGAGCCACAGTCATGAACAACGGAAACATATCCGAAATTGAGCGGGTGGTTCTGAACAGAGTCCATGTCCACGCCGTTGATGTTGATGTTGGGGCCATTCGTCCAGGTGCCCATGTAGGTCAGGCCGATGCCGCTGTAGCTACCCTGAAGGTAGCCGTTCGCCAATCCGCCGCAGCCGAAGCTGCAGGACTCGACCAGAACCTGGGGGCCGAGCGAGGTCTTGGACTCGAAATTTACAACGTAGTTCGCGGTAGTCCAGCCCAGGCCATTGTGGGTGATGACCCCGGTCCAGGAGGTGCTGGAGACGCTCAGGTAGTAGGTGCCCGCGCCACCCGTGCCAGTGGTCCCGCTGGTGCCGTAGGGCTGGATCACGGCTGCATTCAGGGAACCAGCCGAGGTCGAGAACGCCGAGATGGACGCGCCAGCCGCGATCACACCGGGATTCGCAGCCTGGGCGGTCGTTGCCGGGGTGGTGATGGTCAGGACGTTCCCGGCCACCGAGGCGTTCCACTTGCCGCCGTATTTGTCGATGTAGGCAATGCCTGCGCCACCCCCCCCGCCGTAGGTCGCCACGGTGGATGAAATACAAGAAAGCCTGTCCACCTTGTTGTAGGAGCAGGGCCAGCGGTCATTGTTGGTGAACCCCAGGCACCACTGGGTGAACCCGATGGAATGGATGTTGCTGGCGAAGCACTTGAACGCGCCACCCGCGAAAGTGATACCCTGGCGCGACAGCCCGGTGTTGTCGTAGACGCAGAGGTCCCGACCGCCTGAGCCGTAGATATAGCCAGCGTCCGCGCCGATCTGGATGACGGGTTTGGTGGTGTCGTAGGGGGCCAGGTAATCGGTGACGGGCGAGATGCTGCCCGATTCCTGGCCTTGGAGAACCACGCCGCCGTTGGCGATGACCACGTTCATCTTGATGATGCCCGGAGGCATCTGGATGACCCCGCCGCCAGCCGCGCCGACCGCGTTGATGCAGTTCTGCATGGCCGCGGACTGGTCCGTCCCGGTGTTCATCACCACGCCATAGTTGCGGGGATCGACCACGTTGGCGTCCAGGAACTTCTGGAGGGTCAACGGGGTGCTGCCGCCGGTGGCCGTGTAGTTGATCGTGCCGGGCGTCGCGGTGCCCTGGCCCGTGGTGGGCGTGCCGGCCCCCGTCGCCTGGCCCCAGAGCAGGGCCGGGGCCAGGAGAAGGATTGCGAGGGCGCGGAGGAATCTCACAGGACGTCTCCCGACAGGTTGATGGTCAGCGCGGCGGCGGTGCCGCTGATGGCGGTGACGTTGTAGCGGACCCAGGCGCAGGTGCCCTGGAGCTGCCCACCGTCCCCGGTGTCGTCCGCGGTGAGCGTGCCGGCCCGGGTCGCGGCGACCTGGGAAGTGCCCGCCTGCGTCCAGGTCATGGCTGGGTCAGAGATGAACAGCGGGACCGCGCCGGCATCGCCGTTGCCGGGGTCCAGGCTGCCCTCGATGACCACCGTGGCGCTCCCGGCACCGGTCACCCGGAGGTGAAGGTGCGCGAAGGCCAGGGTGTAGTTGTTCCGGACCCACGGCCCCTTGCCGACGGCAGAGACCATGTTGCCCTGGCCCGCGAGGTTCGTGATGGAGCGGTTGCTAGGCATGCTGCACCCCCTGTGCCGTCCAGAAGCCCATGAGCGGGTAAGTGCGGACGCCGTTCACGTCCTGATCAAGGCGCAGCTCGTGCCGTGGGACATTGCCGTGGGCCGGTATTGCCAGGCCGATATGCACGCAGCCGCGCTCGATGATCAACTGGTCGACGTCCTCGCAGAACGAGGGATCCGCCACCAGGGCGTCAAAAGCCTCACGCAGGGTGAGGTTGGTGGGCACCGCGTCGGCGGCCAGGGCCAGAAGATGGGCGCTGGTGTCGTGGCTGCCCACGGCGTCATTCAGGGCCTTGCAGCGGTAGCCGTAGGAGATCAGCACCGGGCAGGCCCAGATCGCCCGGGCCTGCTCCAGCTTCTGGGCGACCCGCAGGAGGCTGCCGGCCAGCTCGGGAGCCGGTGTGTTGTCGATGCCCGCGTGGGATCCGACCTTGGTCAGCTCCTCCAGGCTGAAATGCTCGGTCAGGGGCGTCATGCTGTCACCGCGGGAGGAACGGACAAGTGGATATGGAAGGAGCGGTCCTTGCCCTCCTCGAGCGAGAGGATCTGGACCGGGATCGGGCTGGCGTAGATGGCGTCGAGCGCGGCTTTCAGGGGCCAACCATGGACGCGGAAATTGCAACCCAGACCTTCGGCATGCTCCGGGTCGTCCGGATCGAACCCGGAGACAATCTCCAGCGGCACGCCCAGCAGTGAGCGGATCGCCTCAAGGGTGGGGTCGCAGAGTATGGCGAGGTTCGCTCGCTGCGCCAGGTCCGGGTTCGCCCCGGGCACGACCATCTGGTCGAAGCTGAAATGCTCGCTGGGGTTGAGAGGTCCCGTTTCGGCCATGGCGGTCAGGAGTGCGCGAAATAGGGGATGGCGACCTTGGTGCCGTCCTGGAGCGTGCCCTGCAGCCATCCCAGCCCGGCGGTGTTGTAGCCGGCAGGGAGGTGGTTCAGGGTCAGGGCGGTCGCGTCCGCGCTCACCGCGAGCTTGGAGGCGGGTTCGATGGCCAGTGTGAAGCCTGCCGACATCATCGGGCCGATGTGGTCAATGGGGACGTCGAAGGTCCCGTCGGCATTCTGGATCGCCGAGGAGCCGTTGTTGAAGCACGCTTTGTTCGTGGCAGGCGGAGGCAGCATCTTCACGGTCGTCGTCATGAGCACCTCTCGATGCCTCAGACTCACGTCTCGGAAGTGCTGTGTCCGGTGTGCTAAACGTCAAGGTGTGCCAAGGTGTGCCAAGGTGCGGCTAAAACACCTATCCGGCGATGCCCCGCTCCTCCTCGATGAGGGCGATGAGGGCGACCCGGATGATCAGGATCACCCTCCGCTTGGCCTTCCTGACCCGCAGGCCGTGCCGTTCCTCCAGGACCGGGCAGATCTTGAGCCGAAATGTCTCGATGCGCATGCGGGGGTTGTAGAGGGCCGCCGCCTCCTTGACGGTGAGCAACTCGGGGTCCATCACCATGCCGCCTCCTGGGACTTGCTGCGCTCGGCCATGTCCTCGTTGATCATCAGGAAGAACCCGTCTCGTGCGGTGCTCAGTTCGGTCAAGGCCCAGACCAGGGCGTCGACCCGGTCGGGACTCTTGGTGGACAGGGCGGGATCCCAGTCACACATCTGGTCCTCAAGGGGGCCGAAGGCTCCGACGTGGTGCACGCGGCCCTGCTCGTAGAGGGCGGCAATCGGCTCGGCCCGGATCTGCTTGCCCCTGGTGGCGTGGACAGCCGTAAATGGGATGTCGGCGTCCTTGTGCCGGATGACCGCCTCGATCATGTCCCCGCCGTTGTTCACCTCTCCGATGACCCGGTCAGCCTGGTTGACGTGGTAGGCCAGCACGACCACGCTGGCCCACTGATCAGGGCTGGCGATCAGGGAGCGGTCATCCAGGATGTAGAAGTGCTGGGGGCTCTGGTTGTCCACCCCGGCGGCGATGATGCCGGTGAGGTCCGAATCCTCCTTGGCGGTGACGGCCGGGTCAACACCGATCACCACGCGGACCAACTCGGGTCGGTCGGTGATCCTGCCCGCGTCGATCTGGGACCGGTGCCAGAGGGCGCCCGGGTTGTCCTCCAGCAGCTCGGCCATGATCTCCTGCCGGCCCAGGCGGGTGCCCTCATATTTCCCAAGGATCTTCTTCAGGAAGGTCGGGGCCAAGTTGCGCTGGTTGTCGTAGGTGCTGCCCCGGGTGATGAAGGTAGTTGGGTCGGCGATGATGCTCTTCACCAGGGCGTTGGGCCGCGGGGTGGTGGTCACGACCCCCTGGGGCTTGGCGCCGAGCCGCAGGCCGAAGGCAAGCTGATCCCATGCCTCGGCGTAGCGCCAGGCGCCGACCTCGTCAGACCAGAACTTCATGTGCTGTTTGCCCCGTAGGCGCTCCGGTTCGTCCGCGGTGAAGATCAGGGACCTGGCGCCGTTCGGCCATTCCAGCCTGCGCTTGGACGGGAGGTAGACCGGGCGCTCGTCGGGCGGGCAGATGGCAAGGATGCCGCTCTCGCCCTCGATCATGATGTCCCGGGCGTCGTCCGCGGTGGCACCCACCAGGGATACCAGGGGGAAGTCCTTCACCCACTGGCGCACCGTCTCGGCCCCGACCCTGGTCTTGCCCCAGCCGCGCCCGGCCATCGCCAGCCAGGTGACCCACTCGCCCGGGGGGATCATCTGGGAGGGCCGGGCCCACCAGCCCCAGTCGAACTCCAGGCCCGCGACCTCGGCGTCCGTCATGGCGTCCAGGCGCCGGCGGCGCTCCTCCACTGGCAGGAGCTTGAACAGGTCGGCCCGGGAGGTTTCAGCCGAGGAGCTTTGCATAGACCCTTTCCCTGGATTCCTGCTGAACCTGGACGGTGACGCCAACGTTGACCTGGGTGGCCGGCTGGTCTCGCATCAGGCCCATGATCTTGGCCAGGCTATCCAGGGCGCCCTTCTTGTCGGCCAGTTTGATCTTGTGCAGGGTCGCCAGGAGGACCGAGTCCGGGGCCTCGATGTCCTTGAGTTGCCGGATCTCCAAGCCCGAGATGGCCCGGCGGGCGTCCTCGGGGATCTCGTGCAGTGGCTTCATGGACCCGTCGGGGTTGAATAGGTCGATGGGGTCCAGGAGGGCCAGCCGCTCATACTCCTGCATGACCCTATCTGCTGTGACCGCCAGCCTTGCGGTCTGTTCCGTAGCTCGCTCCTTAACATCGGCCTGAATGTTAAGTCTTTTTAGGAGTTGGCACCCCTGAACGCCCGCCGTCTTCGGGCTATAACCCGCACGGATAGCGGCTTGCGTGGCGTTCCGGTCCACCATGAATTCTTCGACAAACCGGGCCTGGCGGTCCAAGGCCACCACGGGCTTCTTCCTGGGTTGCCTCTTCGCCTTCGGCTTGGTCACGGCTTCTCCTCAGCCCAAGCCTTCCGGAGGACCTGGAGCAGTTCGTGGAAGCCGAGGGGGGCGGCTGGGATGAGCCCGTGGGGCACACCCAGGACCAGGAGGTAGCAGAGGTTCGTCCTCCAGGCCGGGCGGATCCTTGGCGGGGTGGGCGGGGTGGTGGGCTTGTAGGTGGGGCGGGTGGGGCGGTCCTGGCTCATAGGTCGTCCTTGAAGTTGGCGAAGGGTAGGAACATCAACGCGATCAACCCGCATAGGCAGAGGACCAGGAACCGGGCGAGGCGGATCATGCGACCTCCCGGGGCCCGGGAATGTAGTGGGGCTCCTCGAAGCGGCCGTCCACGTAGGAGAGGTCGATCGGGGGGTCCTGCTGGGCGGAGATGGCGTGGAGATACTCCAGGAAGGCGCTGAACTCCCGCTTGCCCATCGCCCGGGTGCTGGCGCCCAGGAAGACCATGCCGCCGGTCAGGTTCGGGGCGACCCGGCCCATCTCCTTGCGGAAGTCCACGGTGTGGATGTTCTTCCAGTCCTCGGGGGTCAAGTGGCCAGGCTTGCCGTTCACCCACCAGGGCTTCTGCTTCGACCAGGCCGCGAGGATCGGCCAGAGTGCCCGATTCTGCTCGATGCTACGGGTCGGGTCGCCGATCTCGATCACGAGCTGCTGGCCGGCGGTGATCGCATCGGCAGCGGCCCGGTGGATCTCGGCGAAGGCGTAGTCCAGGCCAGAGAGGGCGGAGATCAGGAACGGGCGCTTCATGCCGCACCGTCCCGCTTGCCCTGGGTCCTGCTGGCCGCCAGCAATGGGCATTCCTGGATCTCCCGGGTCGCCCAGCGGGCGAAGGTCTCCAGGCTGACCCGGCGGGTGGCGCCGGCCGGGAGGACCGCGCCGTTCGTCACGGGGGGTCCGCCGATCTGCCGGTAGACCATCGTGTCGGCGTCGATGCTGACCACTTCGCGGAGTTGGAGGCCGCCTCCGATGCAGACCATTCCGGGTTCAATGTCCAACATTTTCATGAGATTGCCTTCTTTTTGGTGATCGGCGACGGCTTGGCAGGCTGGGGGTGGCTGTTGCGGTAGGCCAGACGCTTGCGGAACTGGTATTCATCCTCGGCCTCCCAGCATTCCGGGTGGCCGCAGGTCTGACGGTTGCCCTGGAAGACGTTCGGGCTGTCCTGGTCGAACACGTTGGGCATGAGCGGCATGTCTTCCCGCTCGTAACCCAGGAACTGCGCCCCACACTGGGGACAGGCCAGGAGGTGGGTCTTGGTCCAGCCGGGTTGGTCCACGGCACCCCGGGTGAATTGCTGGATGTTCATGCCGGCACCTCGGTTTGATTCGCCTTGGCCCGGTTGTGCCAGATCAGGGCCGCGTAGGGATGCCAGTTGGCGCCCTCGCCGTTGTCCTCGCGCTTGCCAAAGAAATACTGCGGGGCCTTGATTTTCAATGGTTTAGAGCCGAGGTAGTCCCGCCATGACTCGACCAGGAGGTCGGGGGTGATGGCGGTGTTGCCGGCCATGAGCCCCCGGATCCGCTCGGCAAGGGTTGCCACGTCCACCCGGATGATCCGGCCGTCCGAGTCTTGGGAGGGCGTGAGGAAGTAGATCTCGTTCACCGTGTCCACGACTGGCTGGGGGATGATCGGCTCGTCCTTGGGCTTCTCGGCCACCCCCCGCGGCTTTCTCGGCGACCGCCCCTTCCGCGCAGCGGAGGGGGTTGGGGGTAGTACTTCTTTTTCTCTTTCTTCTTCTCCTTCTTCTTCCGGACCCATTTGCTTAAGCATTTGCTTCCCAGAATCGGAAGCATTTGCTTTAGCATTTGCTTTCGGAGCGAGCCCCCCCCTTCGCCCGGTCTCCCGCAGGCGCTCCACCTTCGTCTCGTAGGCGTTCAACTCGGCCTTGAGTCGGATGCTCTCAAGCATCCCAGGGTGGCATTCGCTTGCCGAAAAGAAAGCAGCGAGCGAAAGCATATGCTTAAGCATTTGCTTTGGTGTCGTTCCAGGGACCAACCGGCTAAGTGCGGCAGGGTCAGAAGGTATGGCTCCATCGTTGCAGTTGATCGCCCACAACCGGACAAGAATCCCGACTTGTTCATGGGACAATTGCAGGATTTTTGAGTCCGAAAGGAACTCTTTGACGTGGAGTTTGAACCATGTGGCGCCCATCAGAACGGAATCTCCCAGAAGGGCTTGATGCCGCAGGATTCGGCCCACTGGTGGTATTCCTCATACCGCGGGTCGTTGGTCTCGCATTCGTCAAAGCTGTTGATGTGGCACCAGGCTTCGTAGGACCCTTCGGTCCAGCGCGTCCGGTTGAAGGGGATGATCTCGGCCATCAGGCAACCTCCTTGATCCGGATGCCGTAGCGTTCCAGGACGAGCTTGCGCTTGAGGGTATAGAGCGGGGTCCGGACGCCTTTGACGTCCTCCACGACCTGCTGGCCGGTCTTGCAGTCGATGTACACGAAGTCGGCGAGGTAGAACGCCTCGCGCTCGATGAGCTTCCCTTTGGCGTCCTTCTGGGCCGGGCAGACCACGAATTTGACCTGCTCCTGCAGATCCCGGATGACGCCGGCCCGCTCCATGAGGTGCAGCTCCTGGGCGCGGCGGGCCTCCGCTTTGCTATCGTAGCCGTTGCAGGGGATGGAATGGTATTTGGCGTTGCTCATGCCGGCAGGTCCCGAGGCCCAGGGGTCTCAAGCCAAGTGATACCCTTGGGGGATAGGAGGGGACGGGTGTCGGCGTCCCATTCGGCCTGGAGGCGGCGCTGCCCTTTGCCGGTGATGAGGGTCTTTCGGGATACCCGGTCCATGCCGTGGACATCCTCGAAAAGGCGCTCCACCACCACAAAAAGGCCCTGTTCAACCCAACGCTGGTAGGGCTCGGTGGAACCGGCGATCAGATAGCCCTTCTGGCGAAGCCATTGGAAGAACCGATTCTGGCCGGTGTCACCAAGGATCTTGGCGAACTCCCGGATCATGATGGAGTCCTTGGTCCCGCTCACCCTGTCAGCGAAGGCGGCGGCCGGCTCGAGTTCCTTGACCTTGCTTTCCAGGGTCAGAACCTTCTCGGTGTATCCGAGGAGCAGGTTCCGCATTGAGGCTGGGTCGTTGAGGATAGCCATGGGGTCGCGCTGGGCCCCGTAGGACCCGGTTTTCCGGATCGTGGGCAGGATTTCATCCATGACCTTCGACTCGAACGCCTGGGCATCCGGCAGTTTCGATTTTAGGACCAGGCGGAAAACATCGCCTTCACGGATGATCTTGCTGACTTGAGGACCACCAGCAGAAGGGGTGACCGTTTCGTTCACCCCTTTGCAGTGGTCGCGGATCGCCTTGAGTGGGTTGCTGTACCCAAGCACCTTGGCAACGTCTGCGGCGATGAACCAGGGTTCCCCATTGAGCAATACCACCCGAACAGGGTTGCCCCGGAAGTCGAAAGAGTTTAGATTGTTCATAGGTCGGCCCTCCTTTGGCCGGTGCTAGCAGACCCCCGGTTGCACGGGGGTTTCTTCGTTGTGGTTGGGACTGAGCAGCGCATAGAGTCCGGTGGCGGCACGGCGTAGGTGCGGCATCGGCTCGGAGAGTTTTCCCAGACACGCAGCATCGGCGTCCTGGATGTTGTGCAGGATCAAGAGGAGGACTTCGCGGTCGACGAGGATTTTCATGCGGACGTATCCTCCATGACCATGTGACCCAGTTCCCGGTGGATGTAATCCACAAGGGTCCGGTCCCCGGTCAGGACCTCGAACACGAGAAGTTCGGTGAGGTCGAACTCGTGCGGGTGTTCGGGCGAGAGCTTCCTGCTGATCGGTCCCTCGGTGGTTCCCAGGGCATCCGCCAGGGTCTTCCGGTTCACCCCGGAGCGGATAAGCGCCAGTCCCGCCAAATTCTTGAGCGCAAGAGTATGCCGATTGATCTGGTCAGGCATGGCCTATCTTTCGAATTGTAGGAGTGTTTTAGGAGCGGAAATGGAGCCGAAAAGAGAATCCCCGCCCGGGTCAGGGCAGGGCATGGGAACGCTGATTGTCTTTGCGACCCTGGACGAGCTGCGGCTGTGGGGTCCCCTGGCGGTACGGGAGATGCTCAAGCGCGCCCGCCGTCCGCAGGTCACAGGGGTTGCCCAGCTCGTGGAGTTCGTAGGCCATCAGACCGCCTTGTCCAGGGGAGATGGCTGATGCTCGGGGGGCGTCTCGAGTTCCAGGAGCCAGACGGCGCGGATCGCTCCGTTGGTGGCTGCTTCGATCCGCTTGGCCAGCTTCCGGCCAGGGTAGATCGACCCCTTGAGGACCCCGTGCAGGTGGGAATAATCTGCGTCGAGGTCCCGAGCGAGGGCAGAGATGTTCGGGACAGAGGAACGAAAATCGGTCATGAGGGGAGTATAGGTTTAAAACCTGGAACATTCAACCCCAGCCCATATGGAAATTTTCCCCACAATCCTGAAGATGGGGACATGGACGAATGGGCATACAGAAAGCAGTTCCGGGAGCGCGTCGCCGAGTTCCGATCCAAGCACCACCTGTCCCCAGAGGAGATGGCGACCAGGCTGGGGCTGAAGCTCACAACCTATTCCGGCTACCTCTACAAGAAGAAGGGGAAGCCTGGCGTCGAGGTGCTCCAGCTCGCCGCCGGCCTGTTCGGGTGTTCCGTCCTGGAGTTCATGGATGACCCGGGTTCACCTGTCGCCGGCGTCACCCAGGGATCATTTGGTGAGGCGACCGAGCAAGAACGGGTTATGCTCAGGGCAATGTCCCAAGACCTCGCCAAACTGAACCCCGACCAGCGCAGAGCCGCATTCGAGGCATGGAGCGCCATCGTCAGGGGTTTCCTTTCTTAAGGAACCGCTCATGGCAGACATCAAATGCCCCAAGTGCGACCGCACCATTGACTCAGGATCGAAGGTCTGCCCCTTCTGCCAGGACGGCTTGGCAACAGTGCAGGGATTCAAACCGCCCAAGCCTGAATCTGATGGTGTGGCGACTTTCCTGAATGTCCTGGGCGTCATCGTCCTGGTTGGCGGCGTAATCGGGGCCATCGTTGAGGGCTCGCCAATGCCGCTGATCTACGGCATGGCGGGTGGCGCGATGCCGATAGGGCTGGCCCGGATCATCGGAATCCTCAACATGGTCAAGGCGAACACAGCCCCGACCAAGTAGCCCAACCCCACCCTGAACAGCCCCGGCTTGCCGGGGTTTTTTATGTCCAATCAAAGTTACAACATTGTGACAAATCTCTCGAACTGAGGGCTTGACTCCGCATGGGTTTAAAACCCATACTCTGCTCATCGAAGTTCACCCGCTCCTACCCTTTCACCCCCACAACAAGAAGCCCCCTGGATCAGAGGGGGCTTCCACAACCGCGCCTCATGCAGGAGGACACATGACCATCATCCGCTTCAAACCCACGAGGCGCAAGCCCCGCAACCCGGAGCCGACCGCTCCGATCAGGAGGGCCGCC